GTATGTTCCGGCTTAACACCTGAAGAAGCCTATCAAAAATGGATGATTAAAAATAAAGCCGCTGAATAAGCGGCTTTTTTATTAAACTTCTAATGCTACATGAAATAGGCGTTTTATCCACCCTTTACCGTAAACATCAAATCCTTTTGTTTCAGTGTAGCGCAATGCGCGGTAAGTCAAAAATAAAGATAATTCTTCATTGCCGGATTTAGTAAATGCAGCGCGACTTCCTTTGCCAATAATTCCATCGGCTTCTAAGTTACATGCTTTTTGCGCTAATTTAATAGCCGTTCCGACACCTTGATTTACTGCACTATCAAATAGGCAAAGTGCAAATGGATAAGGCAGTGCATCGCAACCAGCTTTAATCCAATAGTCTTTTAAGTAAATTTCTTTAGCCTGTGCAATAGTGAGATTTTTAATATCTACGTTAGGATAAAACTTTTTAGCAATGCCAAACTTAGTTTCACCACCACTATCGCGGGGATCATTAACATAACCGCCTTCACTTCCTAAAATAATTTCAAATGCTTTATCAAAATCGCTCATTTCTTTTCACGTAACAATAAAATAGTTATCAATTTTTGAGTTAATCGAATCATATCATTATCCAGCACACGAATTTGATCTATCAATTCAACGAGTACAATATAGGTTTCTTCAAGTATCGGCTTAACAATAGTCGTTGCCCAAACCCACACGAAATAGACAATATAACCCATGCCACCAGCGGCAACGATGGGAAATCCATAATCATTGATATATTTTGCAATGCTAGTTGTGTCCATTAGTCTTTTCGCTCAACTGATTGAAGTTTTGGCTTGTCTTTTTCTTGCGGTATTTCTAGCGCGTCAGCCATCAAAGCATCAATCTTGATAATATCATTACTCATTGCTGTAACGCGCGTGTCGAGCTGTTTAATGATACTAATTAGACCATTAATGCGCTCTTGAACACTATCAAGCAAAAACTTTACAGTGAGAAAGACAAAATACAAACCAATGCAGGCCGATGCAATAGGAAATCCCACATCTGTTGCAAACTGCAACATCTCCATTATTTAGTTGTCCACCAAGTAAGAAACGAGAATAACGCGCCCACAGCAAACACCACGCCACCAATAAAGCCTTTGTACCTAGACTGTTCTTCTTTCATTTCATCAATGGATTTGATTATTGCGTCTAATTTTTTAGTCTGATCGTGAATATCAGATTTTAAATTGGCAATTTCATTTTCCGCTTTAGCAAGTCGGCAGGCTTCGTCAGGCATTTGTCACCTCAACCCAGTTAATTATTGATTCATCCCATTGATAGTATTTTCCATCTTGCGGGTACGTTACAGGCGGTTGCCATGACATGGTGTCGATATCACCAACCCAAGAAGAATAAGGTTTTCTTGCTTGATGTTCTGCTTGTTTATCTGCATTAAATTCAATTTCTGATAGCACTTTAACTACGCCAACTAATGTTGTGTCTGCATCATCATCGCACGTTCCATAATAAAGAGGAGCTTCAGAAGATGAACCATCAGTATTACACGCAATTGGATAGGCTGATTCTTTAGCAAAAATGAATTGAAAACCTTTCACATTTGGAAGTGCTGGCCCTGTGCGCATTGGTGCTTGCGTGCAAAGAATACCTGTGTCTGCGTCGATGTTTGTTATTTGTATGTACATAATGATTTCCTGTTTTGTTATACGGGTACTCTGCGGACGGCTCTACACGCATTATTAAAGTTTTTAGGGTAATCTATGTTTTGATAACCATTATCGCCAATAGATTGCATCCACGCATAGGTTGAATCATATTCTGAACTAGACCAATATACATAATTGTTAAATGCCTCTGCTCCCCCAGATTGAAAATCAGTAGCACTGGTTTGTGCAGGAGAGCCGCTAGTGTAATTTTGACTTACAGGCTCTGGTGATACGGCATTGGCGTTTGAGCCACTTGCGGTATCGTTAGTAGTTGTTGTTGGTTTTAAATTGTAGTATAAAACCTCAAGCTCGTTTTTAGCTGGTAAATACCAATCAGTATAAGTGTTAATTGATAAATTTTCACAAAAATAAGCCGCTTGATAGGTTACACCTAAAGCTGCTATAGCCGCGCTATTTGTAGGACCATTGATGACAGAAGTTATGCCAGTAACACCTTGAGGTCCCCAATTTTTCGAGCCAGAATATCCACTAGCTTTAGGGGCGACAATTAAGTAATACTGTGTACCAGAAACGTTGATTTTACCTGCATAAAATCCGCCGCCATAAGCTTGACCAATTACAGTTGGAGCAGCAGGTTTATAAGTCCCACCAGTTAGCATTTGTTGAATTCCACTCATTAAGTCAACCCCGCACCAGAAATAATCCAAGTTGTCGATGTCATTTTAAGTGCTGTTGCTGTACCGTACTGCGCTAATGAGCGTGTACCTGTCGTACCTGTACCAGCTAAATACATCGTGTCTGTTGTGATTGCGATAAAGACGACTTGAGAAGCCATATTAACAAACGAAATAGCTGTGCCAATTGGGTACGCCACTAAACCATTTGAAGGGATAGTAAACGTCCGAACATTAGCGTCAGTGCTTGGGTGAAAAATATGTTTACCTGCATCCGCAGCAACGAGTGTGTAGGCGGCAGATTGACTGTTTTGCGGGATATTGATATAACCTATTTTGTTCGTTCCATCAACAGTTTGCCCAGCCGCAAACGTAATTGCACCCGTCATTGTGCCGCCAGATAACGGCAAATAACTAATCGCAGGATTATATGAAACCCATGCGCTGCCTGACCATACCTTCATAACATTGCTTGCAGTATTCCAGTAAATAGCACCAGTTAGCAAAGCATTTCCATCGTTATCAACTGACGGGTCAGAAGATTTTGCGCCTAGATACCTGTCATCAAATGAATCATAACTTGCGGCTGCGGCTGATGCGCTTGCTGCGGCTGCGTCTGCGCTTGCTGATGCATCAATAGCATCACTGCTTGCCGCACCACCAACTGAAACAACGTAAGAAGCAACGTTTACAACCTGCTGCATCATTGGCACAAGTCGAATTAACGAGCCACCGTTTCCAAGTCCTGTTGTGGCATTATCATCATCGGTAACAGTTGAACCGTCACCGCCTACTGTTGTACTAAAAGTGACTGAACTCATTAAACTATTTCCTCTAATTTTAATGCCGTTTGAAATCCATTAACAAATGGGTTTTCAATTGGGCTTAATTCTGAAAAATTACATAAAAATGTGCGGGCGTAAAAATTTTTATCAACCGTCATATTAATACTGCCAATGTAATCTGGTTTTGAATAACTATAAAGCATTTCACCGCTTAACCCAACTTCGCGTTGTGCATCGTAAAATCCGCTAAATGCTTCATCTTGGGTAATGTGTTTTAAAATACACGCTAACGTGCGCATTTTTGGCTTAATATAATAATATTTTGTATTATCAACCGAGCGTTGTATTTCTGTTAAATCAGTGTAGCCTTGCTGAATATCACCATAAGCAGGATTTATGCTAGGCTCAATTGTGCGACCTAAAAATACACGACCTATTTCAATAAAGTTTTCACCGTTGATTACAGACCACGCGCTGTGCGAACCTGTACCGCCATAAGCGGTAGAGTTTAACACTAATGCGCCTGTTGACGGGGTGTAATATTGTACTGTTCCCGCAACAAAAGTTGTTATTGTACCAGTTTTATAAATGGTTATTTCTTGCCCAGCAATAAAACTTAGGTTAGTGCCTACTGTAAAGGATTTTTCACCCGTGCCTACGGTTACGCTGGTTGTGCTAGTTGCTGAAACGGATGGGGTATCATCAATAATAATTTTTACTGAGCGCACCATTGCGTTATCGTCAGGATAATACGTTCCCATTGATGTGTAACTTTTGCGCTGATCTTCTTCAATTGAACCTAACCACCAGTTGCGCGATTCCCAAGGGTATTTTGTGCCGGCTGTATTTTCGCTATAAATTGGATAGAGAATTGTCCATGCGCGAAAATCAGCACCACTATCAAACCGCACGTCTCCCGTAAAATTTAAACCACTATAGCCAATATATCTGATCTTTGCATTAGTGGTTAAATTATGATTAATTAACGATACTACGCCAATACTGCGCGGCTCATAAGGAAGGTTAACTTTAAGCGTTGATGTTCTATCGCCAATGGTTGATCGTGCAACACGTTTTATAACAGGGTTTTGAATGTTGCTAAGTGGTAGCAATGCGTTCCACGTGGTTGCAGTAGTTTCTGTAATTGTGCACTCGTCTATCCGGTTTGGATAACTTAAAGAAATATTACTTGTCATCCAATGCACTCCAAAACAATTTCTTTTCTTTTTGCATCAATTTGAAATCCAATGATCGTCAATAATTTACCGTAATCATAACTTAACTTATCTGAAAATACCATGACGCCATCGCCTAATTGTAGCGAGGGTATCTCATCAACCACCGCTGTAATGTTTACGGTATCAACACGCACTTTTGATAAGTTTAATAGCGTAGTGGCTACAGTTGTTGCGTTAGCCTCAAGGCGAAGACAACTATCAATTTTAATTGCAGGCGCAAGTGGGTGTCGTGTTTTTACTGCTGCGTCATTAATAAATTTACTTCGATACTGGTTTGACAACACTGCTTTACGCGCAACGGTTACAGCTCCGGCTAAGTCGGTTTCTTTTTGCACGGTTTCAATATGATCGTAATTAAAAGAAATTGATTCAACTGGCAAACCATTCTCGCCTAAGCCTGTATTTACAATGTCAATGGTGATTAACTCACTATTGGTTAGGCTAAGTGTTGATGTAGTAGCAAGCGCAAGTAATTTTGCATAAACGACATTTTGCAGAAAGTACCAATACGCCCCGCATGATTGTGCTATCTGATTGAGTAATGCAGTTGTGCTGGTTTCACCAGTAACGTAAATTCCTACTGCACCAATTGCATTTAATGTGGTTTTGCTTGTTGCGTTAAGTGTTAGCGATTCTTCAGCTAGTATTGCTTCAAATACGTCACCAGCCAATTTTCCATATGGAATCAAAACAGAAGCAGCCGCGCTAGTAGTTGGAATATAACTTGTTGCAAAACTACCTGATTCTAATTGTGCGCCCCATACTGAAACCGTGCCTGCTGCTAAGGAGTCTAGTTGTAGGCTTGCGACTGTTGTACCCACACTGAGTGTTCTTGTTAAATCATATCGCACCCAATCAGTAGTAATTGTTATTGTTTTCGTAACAGGGTCGCTCAGATTTGTATTACTAAGCAGTCTTATCGTGCTGCCAGCTACCGAACCCTTTAGCCAAACAGATATAGTTATTGTTCCTGTGGTAACTGATGCCTGAATTTGATATACGCCTGATGAGATTGGTATAGTAATGGTATCAGCAGTCAAAGTTCCATCTGGTGATGTGGTAGCGTTAGCGGATACTGTACACGTTCCATATTTAGTCCAAGCTGCATTATCAAACTGCTCTGAGTAAGTCAGTAAATTAGTTCTGTATGCAGCAGTATCGTCCGCGCAGTCACCCGTTACCGTTCCTGCTGGTGTTGTACCTAACTTTACATATCCAGCACAGCGGCTAAATTGACCAGCCGTAACTGCCGCAGTTTGAAACGTAGCAAAGTTAGCCCATGTGTACGTTGTGCCAAGCGTTAAAGCTGCACCTTTGTCATAAACTGCGCTAATAGTTGCGCTTTGACGATCTGAAAACTGATAAATCAATCGTGAAGTATTGACAAGCACAGGCGTTGCATTAAGCACGCTGCCAAAAACACGCGGTTTTACGTTGCCTTTAATGTCATCAGCAACACCTTCAACACCATTAGGCAACGCATTATTGCCTAAAAATTTATTATTTACATGGTTGCGTGTTAATACTTCTGACATTGATCGCACAGTTAAGTAAACAGCGTCACCACTAAATCGCATTGATTCAATTTTTCCTGTTAAATAATCATTTTTTGTGCCGTTATCAACAACAAGCGATAATGAAATACTGCCATTATCTAAGGCATAATCCATTAAATAATTTAAACCACCGTCTTTATTGATTAGCTGTATCTCACCAATTGAAGGCGTTGAAAATATTTTAAACGTTCCGCCATCGTCAGGGCTAACTTTTATCAATGCCGGTTGTAGCATTCGATTTTCAAAATAATTGCCATCATTATCAATATATGATACGTCACTAAAATAAAGTGTTTTTGGCGTGTTTGAACCGTCTAACGCGCCAATCGTTGCAATCCATATAGACATAATTAACCCCTTGCCGCTAATCGTGTATCTGATCGTAATCCGTTCATTGCGTCAATTAACTCCTGTGTTTTTTCGCGTTCTGCTTTTGATGTTGCCATTAAAGTATTAACAAGCACTTCAAGTTTGTTATTTTGCGCTTTGAGTTCTGCAATGGTTTCTTCACTGCTAACACTTGAATCATTTGCTGAATTATATAACGTGACAGGAATTGATCGTCCATCAGGCAATGGAACAGCCGCCTCTGCGCCTGCTTCACCAAAGATTGATGGTGTGCTTGCAATGCCGCCTTTAGCAAATTTTTGAGTGACGGTGTGCAAAGAGCTATAATCAATTGGCGTACTGCTTCTAGGCCGCACTGGGATTTTTGATAGCTCGTTCATTTGCTCTTCTGTAAGCGTATATGGCTGTCTTGTATCTTTTACCAATACTTGTTGCTTAGCAGCTAATGCTGCTGCATTTGCTGATTCTGTAGCTTGCTGATTTGCAGTTGTCACTGCATTCAATGCTGCCACAGCAGTATTTGCTTTTGTTGTCGTTTCATCCAGCTTTCTGATTACTTCAGAAGTATTTATGTCTAATACAGGTGTGCCCCATGCCGACATAACACTATCTTTAGCAGCGTCAATTGCGTCTTTTACATCAAACTCAAAATTATTTAAAACCAATCGTTTTTCATTAAACGATGCCAAGACGTTGCTAATAATGGCTGTTTTTTGTGCCGCATCGAATTCAGCACTATTGATAACTAAATTAACGTTAGACGTTAAGCCATTTTCACCTGCAACGCTTTGAATCAATTTATCAATAAATGTTGCATCAGCATTAGCCTTTGCTGATTTATCTATCATTAAAACAATTTTAGCCAATGCGTCATAGCGTAACTGATTTTCAACTGTTGGATTTAGTTTGGCAACGTCACCCGCAGTTTTTAGTTCAGAAACTAAGCCATTAAACAATTCTTTATTAGCGTCACTAATCCCTTTTGGAATTTCATAAATGCCGTCTTTAATATCGTTTAACGCGCCAAGCTGTAATTCTTGCACGTCTGCTGACTGCCCTAATTCGCTAACTTGCGACATAATATCTTCAATTGCTTTTTGACCTTCTTCGCTTGTTGCGTAATAAGATTTAATCGCGTTCATGTAAGTATCAGCATAGCCAGTGATTCCGCTCAATGCTGAACGTTTTTCTTCTGCTGTTGCGCCAAACTTAGCTAGTTTTAGTTGTTCCTCAAAATTAGCTTTAGCCATGCCTAATTGATTCACAGGCGAACCTGTTGTTGCGCGAACATTTTTAATCCATGCTGATATAGATTTTGAAAAGTCCGTGACGTATTTACCGGCTTCGGCTAATTTTTCTTGTGAAGAAATAACATTTAAAGTTGCTTTAGTTAAGCCTTCAAATTTAGCCACATTATCGGCTGCGTTCTTTTTTAATACATTAAGTTCTTCAGCTAATGCGGCTGCTTGCGCAACTGTTTTAGGCATTTGAAAACCTAGTTTTTTAAGTTCTTCATTTAAAACTTTGTCTGTTTTTAATTGATTTAATTGTTTTTTTGAATCCAAATAATTTGCATTTTCTGTAGCGTATTTGATTAAAGGATTATATATGGTTGCTGATATTGCCTTAAATCCACCTTCACCGCTAACTGACCATTTAGATAATTTTAACGCTTCAGAAAGAGTATCTTTTGTGATATTTTCAAAGCCTGTATTTTTTAACATTGTTTTTGATGATGAGCCTATATCTGATTTAGCTAACCTATCAAATAATTTTTTTGCTTCCGTTGAATCTGGCTGCAAATTAGTGGTTTTTAAGAATGGCGCGATCACTGCTGATATGTTGTTTGCAGCAGTTACCAAATAATCAGTTACTTTAGATGCTTCTGCCTTACTCGTAATTTCAACTGGCAATCCCGCACTTGCAGGAGCTTTTAAACTAACAAGGAAATCGTTTACTATTTTTTTAGAATCAATTAATTTTTGAGGGTCACTTGTAAATGCTTCATATAAGCTATCAATGCCTGCCTTAAATTCTTTTAACCCACCAAATGCACGAGTTAAGGAATCAGAAAATGTAATCAACCCTAAGCCTGTCAAATTAGTTTTCATGCCCAACTTTTCCATTCCGCCACTAGCCACAGCAGCTTGCGCTGAAAGTCTAATTGTAGTTTCGTACAATCCCTCGCCCATTTGCTGGAATTGCGCCAAGTAACGCCCAAACGCTTGACTTGCAATGTCGTCACTTGCTTTGTTGATTGCATCCTCAATTTTCTTTTGATTTTCTGCGTTGTTTTTTTCGCCAGATTTTAAAGATAATTTTATTTTTGGAAGAGTTACGTCTGTATTAAGTAACGATGAATCTTTAAATACTTGTGTGCTTGCTTGTAACAAAGTAGCTTCAACATTGCTAAAAATTCCAGTAAATAACTTAGTTAATGGATTGTCAATGCGGTTAATTACATCGTAATAAGTCACATCATCGCTAAACCAACCAGTAACTGTTTTTTTAATTTTACTGTAATCAAAAACGGTCACTTGTTGTTGCATTCCATCAATCATAAATTTTTGAGCATTCATTACAATACCACCACCAACTGCTTCATATTTAACTTTGCCAATTCCAAGCAATTTAGAAAGGCCGTATATTGCACCACCTACTAATAAGCCAATTCCGCCCATTGCAGCCGCAGCAGCAAGGCCGCCAGACATTAAGGCGGCCGAAGTGCCAACTAATGCGCTTGTAACTGTACTTGCCGCTCCTGTTAACGCCACCGAAGCGTTAATTGCTCCAGCCAATACTGAGGTTGCCAATCCTGTACCAACACCAGCAGCAGCTAATCCGGCACTAATAGCGGTTGTTCCAAGACCCATAGCAAATTGTTTTTCAGACGCTCCTGTATTTCCACTTTTCATTGCGTTAGTTGAAAAAGAAAAAGCACCTCGCTCTTGTAACGCTAATGCAGTACCTTTTGTGGTTTGCTGTACTAAATCTTTAAAATTAGCGTTTAAATCTTGCAACTCAACATATTCACTTGCGTGAATTGAATTAAGTGTGTCAACAATGTTTTTGATTGATGCTGAGGCACCGTCTGAGCCTAACACGCTCCCAGTGGTTGATGTTTCAGGTGTTGTTAAATCTGTGACTTTATCGCCACCACCGGCCATAGCAAAACCAAGTCCGCCCATAATAGCCGCCATTGCCGCAACACCAGCAAACCCAGCAAACCCACCTTGCGCAAACATACGAGCCGCCCCAGCGGCAACATCAACAATCATTTTCTTTGCTGCCATTGCCATTTCAATAACCGACATACCCATTTCAATTGCGTGAAATGCTTTGCGTGCGGCTGATTTTTCGCCAAACAATTTTGCAGTAGCTCCCGCAATTTGACGCGCTCCGCTTATTTCTGCTGAAAATGCCTGAGCATCTAATTTTATTTTATCTGCTGCAAATTTCTTTGTGGCGTCTGCTTTTTCTGATTCTGTTACACCTACTGATTTAATTACTGCGTCATATTTTTCTTGAGACGCTTGTTGCTTGTCGCTGATTTTTATTATTTCAGTAGCAAATGATGAAGCCGCACCTGCTACTGCGCTAATGCCGCCAAGTATTCCATCAAACGCCATTGAGCCGCTGTTGCCCAATTTATCAAACGCCTTTGATGTATTATCCATTTCATCGTTAAACGCTTTTAAAGCCTCTTTTCCTTGCTCTGCTGGCGTTTTAAAATCAACACCCTGCTGCTGAGTTAAATAATCAGCGTTTAGCTTATCCTGCCCTGCTGAGTATTCAGTATCGGACATATAAGGTTTTTGCGTCATTAATTCACTATAGCCTTTTTCAAACTTTCCGCGAGCTGTTCCTTCTAATGCTTGCTGTTGTTCTTTAAGCGCAGTAGTGTGATCTTTTATATATTGCGTAGAATCTAATAATTTTTTATTAGCTTCATCAATACCTGTTGAATAAGTTGCTCTAAATGCTTCACCGCCACGTTTTAAACCTTCGGTTAACTTATCAATAGTTGCGTTATATTCGCCATACGGTGTGGATTCAATTAAGCGTTGATATTCTGATTGTTCTTTATTAACTTCTTTAATTGATGCCGCATGAGATTTATTTTCTTGACTAGAAAAATATTTTGCATGCACTTGCGCTAATTGTGCTTTAGTAAGCTCACCCATTGACCCTTTTAAATCGTCAATTTCTTGCTTTTCCCGTTGCGATGCTGTTCCAAATTTTTTTGTAAATTCTTCATTGGCTTTTGTCTTTTTTGCAATTGCGTCTGCTTCAGCCTGTGTTGCTTTTTCTTGTTTTTGAGATTGTTCGTATTGTCTATTTGTTTGAAAATCAGCAAGGCGTTTTTGTTGCAATCCTGCAATCTGTGTTTTTATCTGTTCTGGTGAGTCAAGAATACCAACGGCCTGCATTCCTTTTGATATAAACGATTTTCTATTTTCTGCGTCATTTAATTTAGCTTTTAAGTCTACAATTTGACCTGATATAGATTGATTCATTCTTGCAGTAAATCCGTCAAGAACAGTAGACCATCCATCTACAATTGTTTTTATTAATCCTTCCGATTTATCGCCAAGTAAAGCGTTTTCAAATTGATGCCATGAATCACCAAGCATGGAAATTTTACCGCCTAATGTTTCCATCATTTTTGTGCTTGCACCAACTGAGCTGTCTCCCATAGCTGCAATTAATTTTTCAATTACTGGGCGTGTTAATTCGCCTTTTGTCATCATATCCATGATTTCAGCAGTTGTTTTGTGCAATTCTTTAGATAATAAAGAATAAACAGGAACGCCACGCTCAATCATTTGATTGGCTTCTTCTGCTTGCAATTTTCCTTTTGCATATGCCTGCCCTAGACCTCGAACAATACCTGATAACGTATCTGCATTTCCTCCAACTTTTGATGTTAAGTTTGTTAAATCCTGCATAACTTTTATCGTTGGTTCAATGCCGAAGTTTTTTAGCATAACAAACGATTTTGAAATTTCCTCAACACTTTGTGGAGTTTCTTTTGCTATTCTTAAAATATCTTCAAACGCTTGCTGACCTTTAGCCATCGAGCCAAAAGTTGCGTCAAGTCTTGCCCGCAAGTTTTCCATCTCAATATTAGTATTTAAAACATCTTTAGCAAACGACCCTAAACCAATAAGGCTAATTGCTGACGATAAAGACCGCATACTGTCTGAACTTCTTGATGCTGACGAGCTTAAACTTGTAATTTCACGCGCTGCACTTTGCGTATTTGCGGCTGCTTGTGTTGCTGATCGTGAATAACTTGACATGGCCGCAGTCATTGAATGAACGCCTGCAGACGATGCACCAAGACCTGATAATGCAGCAGCCGAAGAACGTGCCGCACTTGATGTGCTATTTAAAGCGCGTTCTGTTTGTGTTGTTGCGCTTGTTAAACTGTTTAAACTACGCTCTGCACGAGTAACGTCTGTAGAATCAACACTAACGCGGATGCTATGTTCTTCGGTTGCCATTATTTTTTGCCTTTACTTTGTGACTGTTTAGATTGCTCTGCTAAATATGCAGCGTCTAGTTGTGTTAACGCATAAATCTCTAATGCTGTTGGTTTTCGCCTTGTAAGCCTAGCCCATGAATCAATTTCGGTGTAATTAATTGCATTAGCACCAAATCCATTGCTCCCGCGTGTGCGTGTTAGCTCAATAAACCAGCCCCAAATATGCCCTACTAAATGCGGAAAAGGCAATGATTCATATTCTGGTGGTATATAGCCGCGTTGCCTTAAAAGGCTTTCGGCTTCATCTTTTAAGCTATTCCCGTTTGCATCTTTTGTTGTTAGCTCAAATTCGCGCACTGCATAATCAACAAGATCACGAATCAGTCTTTGCTGTAGTTTCCCAAGTCATTCGATGCAGTCAATACCTGCATTCTGACATGTACATTTCTAGCCATTAACTTTGTTGCATTGTCTTTTGTAAATTCATCCTTTAAACCAGACCAACCAACAATGCGAACCGCTGCGCTTTCGATAATATACTCGTCATCTTCTTCAGCAGTTCTAACTTTATCTTTGCCAGTAACACTTTTTTGTGTTGCTTGGGTTCTGATTCTGTTTGCTTGACGATTTGTCCATTCTTGTACTTTTTGGCTTTCAGTACCTAATACTTGAATTGTAATGCCAGTTTTTACGCCTTTAATGCTTAATATTTCTAAATCAAAAGGCGCGTCACTTGCCGCTGTTAAATCTAAATCATCAATGGATAATAATTCTGTTTTGCTCATGTTTTTACCTGTCGTTAAATTAAAAAAACCGCTACAACCTAAAAGATTGCAGCGGTTTCCATTGTAGCATAACCGACAGGATTTACACTACGCAGCCTGTGAATCTTGAATAACAATAGTGGTTACTTCAAGACCTGTGCCAGACACTTCATTTTTAATTGCAGTAAAAGGCAATGTACGTTTTAAACCTGTTTGAACATCATCAATGTCTGCACCGCTAAACTTAACGCGTGGCAATGTGAACGCAACAAAATCTGTGTTTTTTGCAGCAGTAGCCGCTAACGCCACAACAATAGTTGCTTCAGACTCATTAATAAATAAATCACGCAATGTAACGCTGTCAAAATGCGCAGTGATTGTTCCAGTAACTGCAACTGTTCCGCTAAATACGTCAGGACGCAGTGTGCTACCCACTACGCCATCAGCAGCGGCTATATTGCCATTCACATCAAAATCAATTGATGTAATAGTTGCATAAGGTGTGCCGTTAACAATCAACACACCATTTGCACCGCTATCAATACCTGTTGTGGTGGTTGCTGTAGTTGAAGTGATTTGCTGAGTTGTCTTAGTGGTTAAATTTAAACCAATCAAAGGAAAATCAACAGTTGCCATGCCATTAGATGGAATTTTAACCTGAGCGTTTGTTGGTTTAATATCGGTAAATAATTCAGATTGCGCTAAATCACTATACCAAGCCTCGACACTAAAATAATCATTAGTGTGACTTGATGATGGTACATAAGACGATTTACCCGCGTCTGATAAAGTGCATGAGGCAATCGGACCTTCCGCCACTAAAGCAGTTGCGCCTAATGGTTTAACGGTTAATGCTGTTGTTGTTAATGATAACACCACAACACGGTTGTTTAAGTTTGCGGCATTAACACTGCCTGCGGTAATGTTAACAACTTGACCTACTTTTACGCCACCTGCTAAAAAATCACCTGTGCCGCGTGTGATGGTGTAATTTGAGCCGCTTGTGGCAATCGTTAATGACAAACCTGTAATTGCTGTAAACGTAGCAGCAAAATCTTTACGCAAAACCGCTGCAAAAAATTCTTGATAGGTTTTAGACGATAATTCACCGCTAATTGTGCCGCTGATTTGTTTTGTGCCGTGACGCATATCGGCAACTTGTTGATCTGGTCGAATCTCATTTGATTGATAAGTTTCTTTAGCCAAATTTAATGTTGCAGACGTTCTGCGTAAATCTTGACCGCCACTTCCTGTTGCTGGAGAACCTAAACCAGATTGTTTTTTGTAGATAATCTTTTTGCTAATGCCTTGTGCAATTGTCATTTTGTAACCTCTTATGGATAAATATCTGCTGAAAAATAAATTGATACCGGAATTTTATAAAGCACCCCGTCAATCAATGCCGGTGCAATTGATGGTGTCTTGTCAATAA